GAGTTATAGCGGTGTCGCAGTAGTTGTCCCGGCTCCTCAAGCCGTTGAACGAGGCGAAACCCATGAAGATTTTATGGCCAGAATCGCCGCTAAAGACGTACCCGCAGGAGTTCCGTATCAAATTATTCCTATCAGCGATCTCCCTGCTGATAGGTATTTTAGAAACGCTTGGGAGTACGCGGAGTAATAAATTATGCCAATCGGAGTAAATATCGCAAAAGCTAAGGAGCTTCAAAAGGAGCGTTTTCGCCAAGTTCGCAAGCCGCTTTTAGAGGCACTAGATATTGATTATCAACGTGCTGACGAAGCTGGAGATGCATCCAAGAAAACAGAAATCGCCACTAAAAAGCAAGCTTTGAGAGATGTGACAAATAGCACGGCTCTTAACGACGCATCTTCGGCGACTGAAGTTCGCGCTGTGTGGGATACTGACGTTCTTGGAGCTAGACCTGCCGAGCACACTTAATTTTCCAAAAAAACTTCATATAGTGTAATTTATACTATATGAAAGTTGTCGATATCGCTGACGGAACCTTCAACTTTGTCTATTCCCGCTATTGCCTACTGGGTTAGGAGCAATGTCGGCGAATTAAATAATTATTTGAATACTTCTTTTCGAGTAAGTTATGATGATTTCGAGATAAGCGAACAAGTAGAGCAAAGTGGCAGACAGCCCGCTTCTTATAATAGCAGCGTAGATAACGAAAATTTAGCGCTAAAATTTGAAGAAAAAGCCGTGCTTAAAAAAATGTATAATGTACATTATTATGACCAACAACTTAGGTCTACTCTAGGGGCAGCTTCTAATGATCCAGTTGTAGAAGTGGTTTCTGATGGATCTAAAGTTCGCAAAATCAACAAAAACGAACTTAGCAAAACTTACGCATCTTTAAAAAGACAAGAGTACGAAGAGCTTACTGACATGATTAACGCGTATAAACTAAGACTCTCTGCGCCGGTGCAGGTCGCGGGAGATGATACTATAGTCGGAGCCCACGATCCATTTCGGACCCAGCATTTCAACAGGTTAACTATCTAAAATGGCTTCTTTAATTCCAGAGTCCAGTAAGACTGATTTTAAAAATGCTCT